AAAGGCAGACTGTATATGAATACAGTTGGTGGTAGTGATGTTTATTCTATTCTTAAAGAATCGCCAAAAATGTTTGGTGGTGTTTCTGTTGGTGCTTATGCTGATGAAGCCATGATGGTTGATATGAATGGCGAACCTTGCGATGATGATGAAGAAGGTTATTTTCAGATTACCAAAGGTGGCTTGCGTGAGATCAGCGTAGTTATGTATCCCAACAATCCTGAAGCCAATATTAATAAATTAGAGTGTTTTGATGCCGAAGGGCATATAAACCCAAGAAGTTTGGAAAAACTGTTGCGTGAAGCAGGAGTTAGCCGAAAAGATGCGACCACCGCATCTAGTATCTTCAAAAAGGTTTTAGAAGTGCGTGATGCACCCAAACCTGTTGAAGTTGCCCCAACACAGAGTGAGCCTGTTGCGGTGGTAGAAGAAGCCGATGCCATTTTGAAAGCCATTGAGGAAAGAGAATTGGTCAAGGCATTATCTAAACGCATTAAATAAGGAGTAGTCATGAAAGAAGTTATTGAAAAATTAGATGCAATCGAAGCAACCCAAGTTGCCAAGATTGACGAAGTTAAGGCTGAAGTTGCACAAACTGTTGAATCTGCTAAAGCAGAATTCGCAGAAAAAGTAGCCGCCTTAGAAGCCAAAGTTAGCGAAATGGGTGCAACTCCTGTAATTAAAACCTACAAGACTGTTAGCCAAGAAGTTAATCGTGCTGTTAAAGAGCAACTGCGTGATTTCGTTAAAAACGGAAGTCGTGTAGAAAAAGAAGTTAAGGTATTTGCTGACGAAGGTCAATACGATGCATACATGAAAGAAGCATCTGCGTTGACTGGCTCAGGTGCAGGTGTTGGTGGTAGAACTGCCTATGACCCTGTATTTGTTTCTTTGCGTTTAATGAATCCTATGCGTGGTGTTTCTCGTTCTGTCGCAACTGAGGGTGCAACCTATCAGTTTCGTGCAAAAACTGGTAACGCAGGTGCAATGTGGGGTTACGCAATTAACAACAACACTTCTTCAGGTGCAAACCCAACAACTGAATCGACTAACATTTGGCAATTAACTTTGCAAGATTTAAATACCCAATTCCCGATCAGAACTGCCGCACTTGACGACATCGATGGTTTGGAAGGCAATGTTGTTAGCGACATGATGGCTGAGTTTAGCCAACAAGAAGGTCTGTCCATGATTCAGAACAACGACCAAGGTCTAACCACCCTTCCTTATGGTGGTAGCAATGGTTTGCGTGGTCTAAATCAGTATCCCGGCTCTGCTGTTTCCTATAATGGTGGTTATACAACTACTGCCGCTTATGGTTCTAGTGGAACTGGATCTTCTAGTGGTTTGCATAGCATTGCAACCTATGACCAGTTAACAACTAATGGTGATGGCACTACTGCAGGTCAAACGACCAATAAAGTTACATATGCTGATGTGGTTAACTTTATCTATGCATTGCCACAACAATATTGGACACCAACTGCCAAGTTCATCATTAATCCTGTAATGCTTTCTGCAATTCGTGGATTGACCGATGACCAAGGTCGCCCAATCTATGTTGATGGTTTGGCTCGTGAAGATGGTATTGTTGGTAAGTTGCTTGGTTTTGATGTAGTTGTTAACAACTACCTTGATACCCCAACTTACAACAACATTCCTGACAAGTTGAACTTGTTCCCAATGTATTTTGGCGACTTCCAAAAAGGTCATGCAATCGTAGATCGTCTAAACATGGTTTTGCGTAGATACGATCAGACATTGCCCGGCTTTATCACTTTCTATGGTGAGAAGCGGTTATGTTCTAGTGTTGTTGATCCATTTAGTATTGTTCGTTATCGTTCAACTGCAACTGCAGGCGACTAAAAAGATTGGGGGGGGTAACTCCCCCCATCTTATTAAAGATATGCCAAAACCTACACAAGCCATGAAAGAAGAAGCCCAAAGGGGCTTGGATTGGCGAAAAGAATTTGGCAGAGGTGGAACAGAAGTTGGTGTTGCTAGAGCAAGAGATATTGTCAATGGTAGAGATTTAAGTAAAGATACGATTGGCAGAATGGTAAGTTATTTTGCAAGACATGAAGTAGATAAAAAAGGACAAGGCTTCAGTCAAGGCGAAGATGGATACCCAAGTGCAGGTAGAATTGCTTGGGCTTTATGGGGCGGTGATGCAGGTAAATCTTGGGCAGAAAAGGAATTAGCAAAGATGGAAAAAAACATAATTTTAGATGGTATCAAAGAAGCCCTAATTAATGGGGAATCCAAGATTACCTTTAATGAAGCATCAGCACTAACTGGTTCAGGTTCGGGTGTTGGTGGTCGTGTCATTTATGACGATGCATTTGCTAGTTTGCGTATGGGCAATCCATTGCGTAAATATGCAAGACAAATTAAAACTACAGGCTCAGATGAAGCCTTTGTAGTTAAAAACGGAAGTGCAACTGACCCAAGCAATCCTTGGGGCTATACACCTTCTTATAATGCAGGTGATGAATCTACTGCATTTTGGCAGATTTCTACTAAAGTAATAAGTGCAAGCATTCCTATCAGAACTGCAGTTTTGTCAGATATTGATAACTTAGAAGAAGCAGTTGTTCAGGATTTGGCACTAGAGTTTTTGCAAGTAGAAGCCAATTCAATGATGTTTAACAATGACAATACTGGTTCAAGCACTACAACAACTGGTGCAACTGCAGGTTTGCGTGGTTTAAATAGTTACCCAAGTGGTGCAAGTGCTTCATTTGGAACTAATGGTTCAGGACTTAGCAATGGTCGTCATACAGTTAAGACTGTTGCACAAGCAGGTGCTTCTTTAGCCTATAACGATATTACTGCTTTGGCTTCTGCATTGCCTGCTCAATATTGGAATTTTGATACGACTGCATGGATGATGCATCCTGCCACCATTGAATCATTGCGTGAATTGACTGGATCAGGTTCAGGTATGCCTGTATTCCTTGAGGTAGGCAATGCCAATGGTTCTGCAGTAGGCAATATTTTTGGACATGAAGTAATTGCAAACCCATATATGGATCAAGTTGGTGCAGGCAAGTTCCCTGTTTACCTTGCTGATTGGTCTAGGTTCTTGACGATTGCTGATGGCGAAGAATTAACCATTAAGCGTTTTGACCAAACTCAACCCGGCTTTGTTACGCTATGGGCTGAAAAACGCATGGTAAGCACTATTCGTGATGTATTTGCAGGAGTTCGTCTAACTTATACTGCCCCATAAAGGTAAATTATGGCTAGTGAACTTACAAGTGGTTCTTTTTTTGGAACACCAAGGAATCCCTTTAGTTATGAGAAGGTAGAGCAGATTAGCCGAGATATAACAACATCTTGGCTAACTCTTGAAGAAATAACTCAGCAACTAAATCTGTTCCAAGATGAAAGTCAAGATTCATACCTTTCAGGGCTTGAATTGGCTACTCGTATGGCGATTGAGGACTATCTTGGTATGTCCATATTCCCGATCACTTATAAAGCCTACTATGGCTCTACAAACAATTCTGCAGGCATTCAAACTGCATTTGATCTGCCCGAAGTATCTCAGGGTTTTCGTGGTCAATGTGGGAATGTAATTATTTCTGTTGCCTACTTTAATGGTGATACTCCACCTGTATTAAATTTAGTTAATCCTTCAGAATATTTTTATGACCCAAGTGCTAATCGTGTAATTGTTAATACGATTCCAAATAGTGTTAGCACAGTTATTGCTAATCCTATTGTGATTACATGGCAAACCAAGGCTAATCCTTTGTCTGCTTATCCTGTTATTAAGCAGGCAGGTTTACTTCTCTTAACTCATTTATACAACAATCGTAGCAATACAACTGCAGGAATCATGCATGAGATTCCATTCGGAGTTGCTCAACTTCTAAGACCTTATAAACCATTGGTGCTATAAATGTCTATTGCTCGTTATGAGAATGTTACGATTAATAATGTAACCAATGGTGTAGATGAGTTAGGTCAATATACGACCACCATTACCCCTTGGTTTACAAGTCGTGCCATTGTTCGGGATGTTAGGAACAATCTTAGGATTGCTGATCGGTATCGAGCCTATCAAGAGTTAGTAAACTTAACATTTAATTACACCCCAAACATTAAGTCTATTGTCGATAACCAAGACGAGTTTAGCCTTACTTGGAGAGGTCAGGATTGGCGAATTACCGATGCTATTGAATCGGATGATCGCATGAGTGTTACCTTCTTGTGTTTCTACAACCAACCAAACACACCTGTATGACCACTCAATTAAATCCTGTCCACTATGCCAAGGCTATTCAGTATCAGTTGACTGATATTGTTAGCCCTGCCCCTGTTTATGCCAATTTCAACAGAAATTACGCTAAAGAGCCATTGTTTTTGGCATGGCATTTAAGGGATGTCCATCAACCTGTTTATACAGGTCAAACTCAAAGCAATAAAGGTATAGATACCCCAATCTTTCAGGTATCGGTATTTGGACAGTCTATGTCAGATACTTTTAATTTGTCCAACGATATACTACAATCTTTACATGGATATTCGGGGATGTTTGGCGACCCCTCGAATGATGGTTTTTTTATCGCTAAAGCAGATGTAATGTGGTTATACAATAGTTACGATAATGAGTTAGGACTGCATCAAGTGTTCATGGATTGCACACTTTATGTGCCAGCATAAGATAAGATTTATTTAACTTTTTATGGAGTAATTAAAAATGGCACTTATTAATAAAGTTCTTCCCGGTTATGTTGCAACACTATGGTGTCAAACAGGTGCAACACCAACACCTTTAACCCCAACCCAACTTGAAACTTGGGGCGATGTTGATGCTATTGTTGGTGTTTCTGCAGGCGGTCTAGGTGGTGGCGGTATTCAAGTTCCTGTAGAAGCAATTCCTGCATGGGGTGCAGATGATGCGTTTGCCGCATACTCTATCGCAGGTCAAAGAACTGGTGCTAAGATCACCACTCAAAACCAAGTTACTAGCCTTACTGTAACTGCACCTTGGAATCCTGCTGATACTGCACAGTTGCTTATTCGTGAAGATGGTTATAGTGGCACTATTATTCGCACTTATGTAGTTGCTGTTTATGATGGCACAAACACAGTTGCTTATGCATTTAATGGTCGTATTGGTGGAATGCAATGGGATATGTCCCCTGATGCAGAAGGTAAATTTATCTTTACGATTCATCCAGTAGGTAGCAACGAGTATGGTTGGTCTAATTCTTAATATAGAACTATGACAATACAGAATAATTCACAAGACCTTCTTACATATCTATTGAACCAAGCCAATTCAGGAAATAAGAATTGGTTTGGTTTTCAACAACAACGCATTGCAGGCATTAATGTCGCATACGAAATAGCCAAGAATCATGCTGACAAAATGACACCTGAACAATGTGCCGAATACGCACTTAAACTTAATAACGCTATATATTCCAAACTCGTTAAGGGGGAATAATGGCTGATTCAGTTACCTTCAAAGTTGAAGGAATGAAAGAGTTTGAGGATTTGCTTAAAGAAATCCAAGACGATTTTGGCGAAAAAGATTCTAAGAAAATCTTAAATAAGGCAGTTCGTAAGTCCATGACTTATGTTTTAAATACTGCTAAAAATATGTCGCCTGTTGATACAGGTGCTTTAAGAGCATCTTTAAGGCTAGAAGTTAGGAAGCCTAGTCGTAAAGACAAGCGTTCTAAGTATGTAGAGCCTACCGATATTGTTATTGGTAATGTTACGACTGCCCCCGGCAATGTATTGGCTAAGAAAAAGTTTATGAATGTTAAGTCAGGCAAGATTCAGCAAGGCATTGAATCTGATGCAAGAGCCATAGCCAATGAGTTTGGAACTGCCAAGATGCCTGCAAAACCTTTTATGCGACCTGCTATGGAATCGCAAGGTGGTAATGTAGTAGGAAGTTTAAGCAGTTCTTTAAAAGAAGTATTACAAAAATATAGGGCAAAACAAGCAAAAAAAGGATAAAAGATGAATCAGTTATCGAAGGCATTTGGCAAAAAGTTTGACAAAGAAGCAGTAAGAACTAAGTCGTTTGAGTATGGTGGGCATACTTTTAAAGTTAAAGTTCCCTTAACTTCTGAATATGAAGCATTGTTTGAAGCAGTAAAAGTTGTTGATGATGCAAAAGTTAAGCAATATTACAATGAACTGACTAAGCAGTTTGTTGAAAACAAAGACAAATTAGATCCTGAGTTGGGGGTTATATTTAAAGACAACGATGTAGAGATTCAGGGCAGATCCATGTTGGATACTGCCAAAAACAAGGCTATTACTGAGAATCGTATTGTTGCCATGATTCGGTTGTTAGTGCCTGAAGAAAAAGACTTTGATATGTCCACCATAACCTATGAAATGGTAGAAGAACTATTTCCATTTAGCGTTCAGTTGGAACTTGTTGAATTAATTGGAGAAGTTATATCTCCTAGTTACAAGGACACAAAGGGAAAGTAGTTCGGTCTGTCCGTAGGCAGGTTAAGGCTTATTTGACTGCTCATGGCACAGACCCTAGCCAAGTCGATGAAGAAACCTTTACCGATATTTGCATCATGTATAGCGATGGCATTATTGGCAACTTTGGGCTTCTACAGGTTTTAGGTAGCCATACTGCAGGCTACTTTAACTCTATGTTGCCAAAAGGTAAGCAACCCTTTAAACTTAAGGATATTATTCCTACTCAGTATGAGTATTTGTATCCACCCTTATCAGAACAAGACAAGAAGGATTTAGCGAACAAATCGTTATTAAATTTTGTTAAGAGTAAACCAAACGCACCCCAAACATTATTTGGAGATAAGTAGATGGCACAAAACATAGCACGACTAGGGGTGGTCTTAGGCATTGATAC